ATGGCAAGTATTAGTACAGTTATTGTGCCTGCAAAAGTCCTCAAAGGAGGAAAGCACAAAGTAAGAATTGCAATAGCGCATAATTCAGAAACGCGCTACATAATTACTGATGTTAAAATTGACTCTGAAAAGGAGTTTAAAAACGGTCAGGTAGTTAAGCGAGACGATGCAGCTTTCTTAAATACAAAGCTGAGAAAGAGCGTGAACGAAATTCAAAGGCTGATAGACGAAATTAGCAACATGGAGTGCCTTACCTGTTCTGAACTAATCGACCTCATACAAAATACCAAGAAGAGGAAGAAACGTACAATATCTTCTGTATTCAAAGAGTACATCGAAGTTACAGATCTCAAACCAAGAACAATCGCTCTATACAATGTGATATATAGGTCTATTGAGGCTTATACAGGCCCCAATATGTTAGTTGAGCATATAACACCAAGGACTGTAATAGGGTTTGATAAATGGCTTCGTGATCGCAAACTAAAAGGTGACTCGATAAGAACAAATATGATTCTGTTGGTGGCCTTGGTTAAATATTCTCAAAGGTGCCAATATGCAGAATTTACGATTAGCCCATTTACAGGTTATAAGATGCCTGAACGTACAGTGCGCCAGTCATGGATTACTGTCGAGCAAGTTAAAACTATTAGAGATTTGCAGACAAAAAAGAAAAGCATTGAAAAATGCCGTGACATATTCATGCTATCATACTATCTGGGTGGAATTAACATGATCGACTTACTAAAAATAAACTTCGATGAATGTACACCGTTACTAAGTTACATACGAACCAAAACGGAGAAGCAAGCAAAATTGAATAAGTATGTTGAATTTGAGATACCGGAAGAAGCGATTCCCATAATACTGAAATATAAAAACAAAGATGGGAAATTGCAACTTGGTGGCACTTTTCAAGAGTTAACATCAATGCACCAATTCCTCGGTTATAATATCCACAGGTTAGCAGAAGCAACAGGTATCAAAAATTTAGTATTTTACTCTGCACGGAAATCATTTAGCCAACATGCATTTATGCTTGGAGTGAATACAAGTGTGATTGATTATATTCTCGGCCATAAAATTGATAATGTTGCCAAAAGTCTATACTCTTATATCAAGGTCACACCAGAAATGGCGACACAAGCTATAAGAAAAGTGCTTGATAATCTAAAATAACTTACTACCTTTGTGGTATCAAGGACTCGGCCATAATTTGAGTTTTTGGTTTGACTTTGAGTGAGGGGGTGGTTCCCCTCACTTTTTTTGTGTCCGGACTAAACTATTTCAAAGCTCATTAGTAACTACAGCAGAATACCAAAACGGGATTGTTGAAATGTGCTGATGAACTTGGTATTCTGGAAGGCAGTCTTTAGGCTGCCTTCTTCTTTAACCTAAAAAATACAAATACAGGCAACTATATACAATATATCTTTGTTTATTTGCCACGATGAAAAGGAACATAGAGATACATAAGATTGACATTTCTTCAAGTCTGCCCCTACCCTATGCAGACGAAGGGGTTCGTGCAGGATTTCCCAGCCCGGCACAAGACTATCTCAAAGAAGCTATAGACCTAAATAAAGAAATAGTTAATCATCCAGCAACAACTTTCTATGCACGTGTAGCAGGCGATTCTATGCGTGATGAAGGTATAGAAGACGGTGACATTCTTGTTGTAGATAGATCGTTGGAATTGCTGGACGATGACCTTGCTATTTGCTATGTTGATGGCGAATATACCCTCAAGCGGGTACGATTAGAAAAAGATGCCGCTTGGCTTGTCCCTTCAAATTCCAACTATCCCCTAATTAAAGTCACTCCCGAAAACGAATTTGTAGTTTGGGGAATTGTAACTCACACAATAAAGAAAAATCGGAGGAAACGTTGATGTACGGTCTTGTAGACTGCAACAACTTTTACGCATCATGCGAGAGAGCTTTCAATCCCTCGCTGAATGGAAAGCCCGTCATTGTACTAAGTAATAATGATGGATGTGTTATTGCACGCTCTAACGAAGCAAAAGCATTAGGTATTAAGATGGGAGTTCCGGCTTATCAGATAAAGGACTTGGTAAAGCAATATGATATTGCTGTGTTCTCTTCAAATTATGTTCTATATGGTGACATGTCTGGGCGTGTTATGTCACTGTTAGCTGACATGACGCCTGAAATTGAAGTCTATTCCATTGACGAAGCATTTCTCAATCTGGCGGGGATTAAAGACCTGCAATCACTCGGAACAAACATTGTACGGAAAGTATCTCGTGGTACCGGTATACCTGTAAGTATTGGCATTGCACCAACTAAAACACTTGCAAAGATGGCAAACAAATTTGCAAAGAAGTACCCGGCTTACAACCGGCTGTGTATCATTGACACCGAAGAAAAGAGAATTAAGGCATTAAAACTGTTTGAAATTGGCGATGTATGGGGAATTGGTCGCCGGCAAGCGACAAAACTGGAAAAACGAGGCGTAAAAACAGCTTTTGATTTTACACAACTGCCGGGATCTTGGGTTCGCAAAAACATGACTGTTACTGGTGAACGTACATGGAAAGAGCTTCGTGGAATATCCTGCATTGATATGGAAAGTGCACCGCCTGCCAAGAAACAAATATGTACCAGCCGCTCTTTTGGTAAAATGGTAGAAGATATTGATACCATATCAGAGGCTATAGCAACTCATGCCTCCACTTGTGCGCGAAAGCTTCGGGAACAGAAATCTTTTGCCCAGTCACTCATGGTTTTCATCCATACAAATAACTTCCGGGAAGATCTTCCCCAATATTGGAAGAATACAATTGTACAACTGCCAGTTCCTACCTCTGATACTTTAGAAATAGTGCATTATGCGCTGGAGGGATTAAGAAGAATTTTCCTTCCTGGATACCAATACAAAAAAGCAGGGGTTATCATTACTGAAATAACTGATAATGCACAATTGGGATTCTTTGATTCTGTTGATCGAGAAAAACGAGAAAGACTAATGCAGGTAGTAGATAAGATTAATGGAAAGTTTCAGCATCATGTCAAACTTGCAGTACAGGGTTCAGGAAGAGATTGGAAACTTAAACAAGAACAGCTATCTCAATGTTATACTACTGATATCAATGAAATAATAATCGTCAAATGTAAGTAAGTTATGTGTTTCCATAATTCCATGAGTGCTAAGGCAATCAAACTGGCTGCTCGATATGGCCGGAAGTCGGATGTAGTTGAGATATACCAAGACATTCTCAATGAGCAATATCATGTTAATGCTTTCAACTTTCCGAAATATCCAATAATCACAAAGAGTGATGAGGTTCAGGTTTTCAATTGGGGCCTAATCCCTTTTTGGACGAAAGACGAAACTAATGCAGATGAAATTCGGCGAATGACACTTAATGCCCGGGCAGATACTATCTTTGAAAAGCCCTCATTTCGGGAGCCGATTATGAAGAAACGTTGTATAGTTCCATCAACTGGTTACTTTGAATGGAGACATGAGGGAAGTAAGAAGATACCATATTATATCTACCTGAAAGACGAGCCTATTTTCTCTATGGCAGGAATATACGATACCTGGCTGGATAAAGTGACTGGAGAGGAACATACAACATTCTCCATCATTACGACTGATACCAATCCTTTGACTGATTACATTCATAATACCAAGCATCGTATGCCGGCAATCCTGTCTCCTGAGAACGAAGAAAAATGGTTGAATGCAGATTTATCAAAGACCGATATATCTTCTTTATTGAAGCCATATGACGCGGATTTGATGGACGCATACGTAATACAGAATGATTTTCTAAAGAAGGTGGCAACGGATGAAAGTATATTGCAGAGGGCATAAAGGAACGGATTATTGGGTTGGCTTTCCCATTTTCTTCTCTCTATAGGCATCAAATCCCTTTTGCCAGAAATACATATCTACAATCTTCATTGGAGGATATAAACATTTAATTCCAGTTTGAATTAGATTCTGATATTGCAATATATCGTTTTTATTTCTTTCTGAAAATTCAAGTATCTGAATCAGTAGCTTTTCATCAAATATTTTACTTGGGTACATTCCAAAGCCTTTTTTGAATAAGTCATCCATGGCAGGAACACAGCCTATCGTACCTAGCATAATTTTAGTAATCAATGTATCTGTAGCACTAACATCTAATTCTGTACCATCTGCTTTATGATATTTCAATCCGCTATAGTAGCCTTGGATTTCACTATGTAATTCCATGATTCGATCGACATCTTCATCCCCATACCATTTACCCCTTAAATCGTAATATTTCCTTATTATACCAATAGTCTTTATGTGAATCTTATAGTCTTTCCAGAAGATGCCACACTTACCCCTATACATACCCCAGCTTGCAAGATAAAAAGCAAGATGAAGAGCTAATTCATCAATAGTTTTATTATCATCACCAAAAGCATAATAGCAATGTTCCCATGATTTGAAACGATGATTTGAATCATCAATCATTTTCTGCATGTATTCCTCTACAGCTCCTTTATCCATGATAGGATTGGAGACAATCTTTTTGCTCATAGTATTAATTATTTAATTCAGTTTATTCTATTAATTGGCTATTTGTAAAAAGTATCAAAGGAATGAGCCTTGATATCGTTGATATTAGCTCGAGCATATACTTTAGCATCCGTGATATGTTCAGCCTCACTTAAAGTTACCTCTTGGGGTAATTGCGCGGTCTCAGCCCAGGTAATCAGGGCTTTCACGCTCTCTTCATCATAATTATATTCCATGCCTATAAATTTGAATTCAAATTATCAATGCGAATCTTGCCTTCTTTATCGACAAAGTAAACTTTAATATCCAAATTACCTTCAGAGAAAAAAGGCTTTATTTCATCAATCTTCTTGCGATAGATTCCTTTGTCATCATCAGGGAAACACATTGCTAATTGAAGAGTATATTTTCCATCTTTATACTTTGTATAATTTAATATTGTAGACTTCAGACAGTCGGCAAACCAATGTGTTGCTTGTAATGAAGGTTTAGTAGGCTTCTTTAGCCCCATCTTATCCCCTCGCGCATATTTATCTGAGGGGTATCCCTTAACCTCAATAACCTCTTTTTTATTACCCTTGCAGACAATGATGTCCGCTCCATGAATATGAATATTGTCAGAGTTGTCCTTTTTACATTCATATGATTGAGACTTCAGATATTCCACAAGAGCCCGGCTGACATTTCCTTCATGAAACCAATCGTTTTTAGAGTCCCAATTTGAATTGGCCTCCCTTAATACGCTTTCACTTTTCTCTAAAATTTCTTTCGATTTATTCATGGCATTATATTTTGAGGTAAAAATACGGATAAACTTTGAAAATCAAAAACAAAAAAGCCCCGACCCTTACGAATCGAGGCTCAAATTCATCAATGATGAATTACTTCTACTTCTTCTATAGTAGACTACAACTGGAGAAGGTATGAGATTTTAGGGATAAAAGTCCTGACGAGAAGCCAGTGCAGCACTTCTCAAATGATAAGTAACTTCTACGATACATTTCATTTTTCTTCAACGATTTCACAGTCATCATCCGGAAACAATAGATTTAACTGCTGATATTGTTTTGGAAACGCCATATCAAGCATTTGCATAAACTTTGAAAGATTATATCCTGAAACCTTTCCTAGAGCCTGAATTGCAGCAAGGTGTTCTTTTAATTTTGGATGTCCAATTTCTGATGATAAAAATTGATGGTGTTTTCCTTTCCTATTTCCATTTTCATTCTTTGTATTAACCTTTCTCAATTCTGTCAAAACCATTGGGCCAAGCCTTTCATAAACAATATCATTTATCCAATAACCAACGACACCGGGATGCTTATTTGTTTTACTCCAATTCCAATTATGCAACTTGTAAAGCATCTCAAAAAAGTCATCATCAAAAGTACGAATCCACTTCGACATTTCCCTATTTATAAATTTATTAAGAAATTGTTGGAGTTCATCTTTCGCTCTACTTTTGTCTTTATTATATCCAGTAACTTCATCAACAAGAGCTATGATACCAACTTTTGCAACAGAGCGAATTATTATATCCGCATTACGAACAATGGTTGTATCATTAAAATCCCCGGCACGATTTGCATCTATAACAGCAGAACAAATGTCTATTAAAATAGTCACTTCATATCCATAAGCATCTAATACATTGTCTCTTCCTCCTTTTTGAGTAAATTTAATTGGATTTTCTATTCTTGATAGAATATCATTATCCCTGGAACAAAAATAATTAGATAAATCAGACCTTTTAGTAAACCTTGAAAGCCATCCACCAGATTTGCTTTCTCCTGTTAATATTCTTTGGATACCACGACCAGAAAAAACTCTAGTACCATCTTCTAATACATAGCATGGGATTTCTAAGTCTCCAAGTTTCAAAGGAGTTTTATCAGATCCATATTCAGCAAGCAGAATATTTTCTTTTAGGATTAGAATATCAGAAGAGACATTCAGAGCCTCTGCTATTTTATTAATAGTTTCTTGCGTTGCACTTCCTTTAATAGCTTTACTCAATCCAACTTCGGACATACCAATAATCTTTGCTACCTCTTTTTGAGTTATTCCTTTTTCTCTTAGGACTTCTTTTATTCTATTCTTCATATAAAGTTTAATTTTTAGCAAATATAAGAATATTAGTTTAATAATAAAAGAATATCTACCATTTAATAAACAATAAATTAAAAAACAATAGATAAACTACTTTATACTATAATATAATTTCTACCATTGAAACAGATTATAACTCACCCCAGCCCCAACATACCATCCACCCGGCATTCCATACCCAGCCTGCAAGCCCAATCCCCAACGTTTCTTCTTCGGCAAAATAGTATGGTAGATGTCATTCGTAACCGTTCGATACACCGTCTTCGGAAATACCATCAAACTATCCAATCTCGGCCGATATCCGCTTACCCATGCCCGGTAAAGACTATCCTCATAATAAGCCTGTTCACGATAAACAACAGTGTCACCAATGCGAATAGTATCTGTTAGCTGGAAAACTAACAGAGGCGCCATAGGTGGAGAGATAAGTAGCGTATCAACCTTTACGACGGTCTTTACCTTCGTCTCGATACGTATTTCTGCCGGGAGAGGCTCGTGCGGACGGAACCAAGTCGCCACACAAGCCACAGCCAGCAATACAACTAATATCCAAGGTAGCTTTTTCATAATGCTTTCACCTCTCTCCGGTTCCCTTCTTTCCGATAAGACACATGTACCCATGAGAAATGTTTCTCGTCAATCAACTGATCGAAGGGAAGACCAAGTTCCTGAATCAGATAGAACAACCTCTTGTTCTCCTTTGGGCTTCCTCCGGTTATGTCTGCCGCCCGTCCTGTCATGTGGTCGCTGGTGGCAGAACCTTTCACCGCCTTGTTGAGTGCCAGGCAACGGAAACCACTGTTAACCCGTATAGGCTTGCCGTATACCTCCCGCAACGGGTCAAGCACATTATCTACTAATGCAGTCATATTGGCTACATGTTCTTTCTTACACCGATTATCAATACCCAGCCGGTCGGCTGTATCTGATTTGCAGAGTTCAGCGATTGTAAAATACTTCATTTTTCTTCCTCCTTATCAATTTCGTTTTCGATTCTTTCAATAACCCCCTGTACGTGCGAGGGCATCGCACGCTTGAACTCAAACCTAATCAAATGGTAGATTATCCGGAAAGCCTTGTTCTTCGGGTATGCTATAATCAAGTTCTTGAATGCGTTCTGTAAATATACGTATGAGAAGACGTACGTAATAGTCTTTATCACAATGAGAGCACTTTCACCATCACCTATTGAATCCATGAAAACGAACACCACCTCAATAATAACCAGATACAAAAGCAGCTCTGCCAAGGCGTTTTTGAATTTGCCCCACTTGAAGTTTTTGCACCTCACTATACTCACGCCATCGGCACGCATACCGCACCAGATATTAAAGGCAAACATGATTGCCAAAGCTATCAGAAAGCCCTTAGTCGGCGTCAGATAAGCCAGTATTGAGCTAAACAGCGACACGCATATCACGCGAATCTGGTCTAATGTAAATAATCTGTCCATTCCTTTTTTCTATCTAAATATTAATACTACTCATGATACTGCAAGAATCGAATGAATCCCATCCAAGACCTTGTGTCGTAACCCCCTATATTGAATAGACACATCTTCTTCTTTGGCTGCAAGTGCTACCCCTTCCTCTATTATATCCAGCAATACAGAAGGATAAGATACGTTATCAATGATGCATTCATACACCTCTTCGAAGTCAGAAGCTATCGGATTATCACCTAATAAGATCAACAATTCCCGCATTTTTTTCCTAATCGTAAATCCATCTATTGTTTTCATATGCAATACGCTTACCTACACAGCATTAGGTCATTAATCTATATCTTCTCAATCTCTATTATATTAACAGGATATCTATGTGTACCTATTCCTCCCTCTCTTCTTCCCCAGCGTAATAAGAATGAATTATCTACTGTAACTTCCTGCTCAATCCATTGCGTTAAGTTGTTTCTAATGTCATAACCTTCGGGGAATGTGAAATCAGTAGCGGTATCTCCGACAACTATCTGATATTTGGCTGTAGCCGTCAAAGATGTATCGGTACTCTTCAAAGAGTTGTACAGTCGTATCTTATACCTGCCGGGCAATAATCCAGATATTAATGCTTCGCAATAGGTCGTAAAATCTTCTTCTGTGCCGGTACGCATGATTAAGACATTTTTTTCGAGAACAGCATCGGGATATACACCACTGTCATCGCCTGTTATAGCTCCCGACATACCTCCGGAAGCGGATGTTGCAATACCATTGGCATTATTCTTCAATATCGTACCTCCGTCCGTTCCGTCACTCCATTTCCATGTACTTGCCACGGTCGAGTAGTTCACCTTGTTAATCTTCAACTCTTCATCAAAGATTATGGACTGGTTGTTTATTTCTGATTTTATCCAACCTATCGAAATAACAGCTTTATGAGCAGCTTCTTCAGCTATTGTGATGATGGCACTCTTTATCGCTGTTATATTCCCTTCTACATCTTGTAGCTGTCCATATAGTACTTTATCACCTGTAGATGCAAATGTATAAGTGATATTACCAGAGTAATCTTTCCAATCTATACCTGGAAGATTTGCTACTTCGCCAACGCGATACTTTATCGGAGAATATGATCCTGAATAATTGAAAGTCACCGCTACAGTCTTGTTATTAGCCGCCGAAAGTGTAATGCTATCAAGGGTAAGTGGAACTGATTCGTCGGAGATGCTTGTGTCTTTATATATCCCCATCAGTGGGCCGCTATGATGTACCAGATTGTACCATCTCTTATATCCTCTCATATCATAATCAGAAAGAGCATTATTCCCAGCAGACACAAGCATTGAGTTATAGTTAGGTTGATAGTCATAGTTAGCACTATCTGCTACTTTCAGGTAATTATCCAATACGTCGTATTCTTCATTGTTTTGTATAAACACATTCCCAGAACCAGTAAAGTAGCCCGGTAATTCAGTGTCTCCCTCGGACGTAATAAAGACATTATCATTCATTGAGAAATTCGTGTAGGAGATATTACCAGCAATCGTAGCAATAATTCTTCCCTTAATTATATTATTGTAAATACTGAACACAAGATCATTATCCATTTGAACCGTGTTATCATCACTCCACTTTGTCCACGAAAATGCAAGACTATCCTTGCCAGCAATTAGAATGTTGTTGTACATTTCCAGCTTAGACATAAACGGAAAGATAATACCGATAGACGAATAATTGTCCCACACTTTACAGTTATAAACCTTACCATCCATTGTACAAGAGAAAGTATTTGCCTGGTTAACTTCCTGCTTGAAGCAGCATTGTTCAATATCAAGATAGCAGACTTCCGTTGAAACGGAATTATTGATCTGAACCGGGTCAAATCCTGTATGGAAGAACTTACATCTGTATAGCCGCAAACCACGCAGTAAGTGAGGCTGATAACCACCAGCAAGTGTTCCAGTACCGTAATAGCCGATGTATACACCTTCACCGGCTGTATTCTGAAAAGTACAGTGATGGATTTTTAGGTTTGTCATTTCCCAACCATTTTCCCGCCAGAACCACGGATTACCGGCATTCGGGTCAGTCTTGGCGGATATTCCAGCAAAACCAGCATCATCCACATCACAACCGAACATTTCCCAATCGGAGGTTCCGCCAACGAGAAATATACAAGTATTATATACACTGCCTGAAAGCGGGGTAAACTTAATGCTCGTATTGTGATAGCCACGACCGTCAAACACTATATTTCTCAGATTATTGGATATACTCAACGCTCCATAATATCTCCAAACCCAATTCCAAACCTCTTTATTATCATGCGTGATGATAAGAGGCTGCTCGTAAGTAAAGTTAGGAGAACCGTTTTCGTTAGTAACATTTGCCTCCGTTATGCCCGTCGGAAGAAACCGACAAGCGTATGGCTCCGGTTCTTCCGGATCAAGTTTTAGGCACAACGTTGTGCCTGCCGGAAGAAGACCTATCTTCATACGCTCATAAGACGCAATGGCATCACCATGCGGCAATATAGCCTCCGCATAATTTAAGCCTGTGTCATTAACATTACGCCAAAGTCTAATTTCAAAAACTTTCTTTCCAGAATAGGTTGTCATAGAATCGTATGTTGATGACACTTCATATCCAGTACTTGTATCATCCGGCTTCGGACATAGTTTAGGAGTAATAGTAACAAGCTTATTTATTCTCTTTGTAAACGTAATGCCTGATGTTATATCTTTCACATCCACTTCTATATCATAGATACCACGGTCTGACGCTTCGGAAAAAGTTGTACTGTAACCATATTTATAGTCAATAGAAGGTCTACCAATTGAACTAAATGTCCTATTTATAACCGCTTCATTCTCTTTATAAGCTTTCACTGTTATCTCACAATCACCCGTATAGCCGTTTTTCAGAGCCACAGTCACCGTGCTTATATCTCCAACCCGAACTATTTCGTTGGAAGTCACATCGAAATATGGTAATACTTGCGGAATCATTGCATAAATCATCTTAGTTACCGCTGTTTCCGTAAGATAATTCCGTGCAATAAACTTCTGTTGCAATTCTCCGGCCGCACTAATCATTATCTCTTTGCTATCTTTCTGCAAGGTGAGTTTTCCGGCAGTGGTAACCGTATTGCCACCGCCATCTTGCGTTTGCCATTCAGAACTTTGCCCCCATTTAGTCGACGCATCAATCTTCACAGTCTGCCCCACCACCGGAAAGTAATTATCCGATATGGCAGACGCCTGTACCCGTCCTATTTGAACTTTCAATTTGCCTGTATATACCTCTTTTGCCATATTAGTCTACATTTATCGTGTATAACTCATCTTCTTGATATTCACCGTTAGCATCCAGCACAGGAGAAGTGTGCATAATACCGCTCTTGCCGAGAATTAAATCGGAATGCTGGCTACCAATAACAGAAAATACAACCAATTTCAACCTGTCCGGTGTATTGTGTTTCAATCGGAGAACACTATCCGCCAATGTCGAATACTGTGCTGTACTACCGAACACTTTTACTTCGCTATAATCTTCACCTGTATACCCTGTGACTTCCTGTGTCTCGTCGATGGCGATACCTGCAAGATTATAGCATCCGCGGGTATTCCCTGTACTTGCTTTCGCCTTATACTCAATGTCAGCATCTGGAAAATAAGACATATTAGAGTAGTATTCCAGACCTTCAATCAACTTATAAGAATCGCCTCCATTTTGCTTCTCAAGAAGTTTGGTTCCATCTTCAACCTTAATAGAATTAGCTTCGTATCCGGCCACTTGTAACTTAGCTACGTCGCGTCCGGTTGTCCAGTCAACAGTTATATAATCGCTCTCACCATCAGCATTTGGAGATACAACCAGACCTCGCATTGATTCATACAAGTTATTACCGGTATGCAGACTTTTAACCCGATTTATGATAAATCCATTGATACTATTAGTGCTCGTTCCGGTAGCATTGATAGCAATATTATTGTAGATGTACGCATCTTCTACTGTACCACCTTTTGTTATGTACTGCTCATAGAACTTTCCGCTCATGTAGCAAGTATTATTATTCATGCACAACCTGTCAATCTTGGCTGTACCCAAATTGATATACTCCTTCATCCAGCCACCGGCAGGCCCGTTCAACATCCCGACAAACAGGTTGCTATCAACAACGACTTCTTTCATACTTCCTAAAGAAGACATTGTGATAGCACGCCCTCCACCTCCCGACACCTCATTGCGAAGGAAATAAAATCTATCTACATTACTCAATTCAAAATAATTCTCCCGAACATCTCCTGACATCTTGTTATCCTCGACATTCAACGTATAACAATTTTTGAGAGTCATAATCGAAGGATGAGCCACAACACCCAGAGAGTAATCTACACTGATCGTGTTCTTGATAAGGGAAACATACTGGCAATTGGTAAGTTTCATACAATTGCCATAATCATTGCTAATATCACAGCCCAACAGTGTAAGGTTCTCACTGTATTTACTTCCTATTGTTCTCCATGCTTTTTTTGTCAAGTCAGACGGATATACTCCATTGAAATTACATTTATAAACCAGCAGGTTTCGGGCATTGCGGCTTGCACTTCCAACAAAATTCAAGGCGTACAACTCACTGGGAGAATAGGCACCTGCATAATTCGCACAATTCACAAAGGAGATATTGCGCAACAACACATTATTCACCTCTTTAAATTGTAATCCGCCAAGCGACTTTCCGTCATACACAAGCCTGTCCGCACCATCAATGATAAGGCAACAGATAGATTTCTCATTCCACTTTGACAGTTCGGCAATCCACGTTCCACTCAAACGTTTTTCAGTGGCGGGTTTAATGCAGGTTAAAGTTATATTCTGCGTCAGACCGTTCGGATATGCGGTTTTAATCGCATCAACCGCAGATTGGGTTGAAGAGTAATAAACGTTAGGCAAATCGTTACGGACAAGAAAATTAGTCGGATTTTCTTCTACTATTTCCATGACAACAGACATTGTATGCCCTTCCTGCACATTCTCAAAAGTAAAGCTACTCAAAGCCCCTTGAGATGCACCATCAACCGTGAGTTCCTTAACCTGATATCCATCTTCCGGTAAAATATTAACGGTTGCGGTACCGTATTTCTCCACTGTAATAGTATAGTTGCTTTTATCGACAGATTCTATAACATTTATCACGTTTCCCGTAGCTGTAACCGTGCACTGACCGATATCAGAAGAATTTATTGAGACGATGATGATGAAAATGTCTGAAGTTCCTTTAGAACTTACTTCACCAATCTGCTGAAGCGACTGTTTAAAAACATAGCTTTTAAGTCCTTCAATAAGCAAATTCTGTTCTGGAACATTACTATCCTTTCTCGCATACCTAACATTATCAAAATAGACATAAGAACAACATAAAATACGGTTTAGCATGGCCGCATACCATATTGGACATCCCATAGCATTACCCAATGTAAATACCTTTTGCGTTGTTTCTTGACTATACAGTTCGACAATATCACCACTGGGAGCCAAGAACTGTTCATTATCAACAGCGAATCTCCAGTTATCATCACAGAAACCACCAGGCGCACGGAACTCAAAGAAAAACTGTAGCCCATTAATAAAGAAAACACTATCTGTTCGTTGCCTATTATCTCGCATTGAATACCGTATCAGTGTAGTTTCATCAAGCTCTCGTGAATTATCAGTTACCTTAAATACATCGCTTGATAGTCCTAAAAGATTAATTCTATAGAAACCACTGCTTAACCCAGTCAATACGTAGTAATATAACACCTTGTTATCATTCATCTTCCATGAGTTCCATTCATAAGATGCAATAGCTTTATTGGTTATAGCATCAATAACAGAAATTGAAGTCGGCACATCCCTCCCATCAGACAGTATCTCGATCAAAATTTTGTCAGCTGGTGCAAACTTCTGAATGTATCGACTTGTGATTCCAAAATTGTCTTTTGATTCATTAAAGAAAAGCGGAGTAAAAGGGCATATCATTAACATAGGCTCAAACATTTACAGGGCTGATACTCTTTACATAAAGCGTGTGCTTCATACCATCATACCGACCATATTTTCGACTTCTTTCTGCTGGATAACAGATATATTTCTTCCCGTCATTCTCAACCTCAACAGGAATATTAAAGTTAGCAGTAAGTTGATTTGCAGATGTAACAACGACCTCGCCAACAGTAAAGAGGCGTTCATTTTTTGCTATAATGATATCATCGGTCTCATTTACTCCATTAATAGAGACATCGCTATTGCCATCAGAGGATGCAAATGTCATTTTATCGATACTTACACCAATAAAACGCTTATTTGCTTCAATGATAGAACGGGGTGAATACGCTGCATTAAACATTGTGTCGGGAGATATCACCCCAGTAATGGTAAAACCAGATCGTACCAAAACAAATTTATTAACATCTGCACTGAATGTTGCATAAACAAAGAAAACGTCACTATCGCTATCGCTATCTCTTGTCTTCTCATCTCGTTTTTGTGCAAGGAATTCAATACCATACGCATCAGCACGGAAAGGGCTTTTTAATTCCAGAGTATTATCGGTAACTGACAAACCGGTAACGAATTCATTTATCCAATGAAACTCATCACGTCCATTAACACTATCATAGTCTTTTTTTTCAAAGCCTGCCCGAACGCTGGAATATATCAACTTATCGTTTACTGAATACCCGAAATCTCTTATTTCTTCTCCTATAGGGATGATATCATTGTCACTAAACAAACTATCTCTATGAACAAACCGGACGCTTATATCATCAATTATAGGTACAAAGCCAAACATAACGCTCATCCATTCTTGAAATTTACCGAAAGATGAGTAAATCTTTGCTCTGTCTATACCGCGAATACTCTCAGCAGCAAGGATTAAAGCATTATCAAGCCTGTCATCTGTATCAGAAGCGATCTCACCTGTATAGCCCTCGCCAGCTATACTTTGCAATAATTTATTTAAGAGTTTGCTAGGCGAGATAGCGTCAATATCAATAGTGATATCTTTAGCCATAAAATCCAATGTTAAAGATTCATTAGAAGCATACGGCATCATCTGATATATGGTGTAAGGTGTTTCAGTTACATAAATAAGGAAAGATATGTAGCCACCATTACCGTTAACGAGTATATCATGTAAATCCCATTCTATGGCATTGAGACCTTCTTGTAATCCAATACTGGCACCTGGAACATCAGTGGCTGAAGGGAAACGCCTTAATCGCAACGTGGCAGTTCCATTCCCAGAGCTATTTGCAAAAAGGTAAAATTTAACTTTGACATTAACCTTAATTCCCTGCGATGATATGTTCTTGAATATATACGGGCAATTACTACCTCCTCCGCTTCCTCTCTTCCCTTCCCCTTGCTCTGCATCGGTTACTTCAATTATGTTTTTAACGGCAATCTCAGGAGTGCCAGTAATATAGAGCGGATACGCATAGTACGTACCAGATGGACGAAAAGCATCATCAGGGGTAAATGTATTCGTTATGTACGTTCCACCTTCATTTTCTTCAGTCTCTCCAGTTATGAGCCATGTAGCCGTATTGCTCATCTGCAATCTGTCATAGGATAACTGCTTTTCTTCTTTCAAATCACTAACAAGATACTCATATTGTGTATTTTTATTAGCCTTAATTAAAGTTGCCAGGCTCTTATCCATAGTATTAATCGAGGCGATACCACCTGAGTATTTCAAAGTTCCAAAATCAAGCAGAGAAGTAAACTCTTCTTTATAGACATGGTTGTCATCAATTGTAAACAAGGATATGGAGGCCGTAGCCTTAACATAGTTTTTCAAATATTCATTAAGAATTAAGTCATACGCATCAAGTGTGAAATCGAATTTGCTTGTAAATGAACGGGTAGTACCACCGTAATCATCACGCTTAATGGCATAGCTAATCTCATCCCAGTTAGCAACACACCACTCTCCTATCAGATAGGAGGAACCAGCAATATTTAAGTAATACTCACAAAGCATATGTATATGGTTTTATATTCGCCTGTGAATATAAAGAAAATGCCAATCGATAAATCAGCTGGCAATAATCTTGACATTGCATAATTGCAGCAAAAACGACACAATTAACTTATAATAAACACATTACAACGCATTCAAATTAAGGAATGAATTTACTTACCAAGTATTCAGCCAAGTTCCCGCCTCAACAATTCCCTGCCAAAAGATATGCGACTGCGCACTGTTGTAACGGGAATATTAACTAACTGGCCTATCTCATCATAGGAATACCCCTTAGCATATAATAAGACACACTCTATACAGCACGATTTAAACGCACATTGCCGGATTACCGATAAGATTTCATGGAATAAAGTCCTTTCTGATGCTAAGCGTAGAGACACAACTTGACAGACATCATCATAGTCAACAAAACGAATGATGGACTTGCGGTTATAGCTGGTTATATAAGTGTTTTGCATAATCACTTCGCACCAAGGCTTCAATGGTCTGCCGATCTCGAACTTGTCTTTGTTCAGCAAGGCTTTATAAACTGTATCATTTGCAAGATCCTCTGCATCTTGTATAGACCAACAATATTTCCTCGCTACCCTTATGATCCAGGGATAAATAGCTATAATTTCCCTTTCAAAGTCCATACTCATTCCTCCTCACGATACGCATGGTAACTTCACCAGCCATGCTTTGTTCAACAAGTTCTCGCTGCCTGACAGTCTGCTCATACAAATCATTAGCAGATTGTTCTAAAGACTCTATGAGCCTATCAACAGAAGGTTTGGAGGAAACAAAGTTCTTCACTTCGGATAACTCAATAATTATCCGGTCACATTTACTCTCAATAGAGTTTAGTTTTTGTAACAGCTTGCAACAGCCACAATGACTTATGCCGCATTTAATGCTTGTTTTATTCATAAGAAACTCATTAGTAGTTCGTAAAAGAATTACTAATGAGTTTGTCAAAAGTCCGATAACACTCAAAAAAATATTTATGCTATCTAAATGCCCCCCTCTTATTCATAATGTCAGCATTCACCTGATTAACTATATTGGCATACACAGCAGCATTAATCTGATGCATATCAATGTGCATTTTGAAGTGAGACATAACAAAGGCTATTTCCGAATCAAAGCCAGCCCGAATGTCTTCCTCTGACCGCTTAGCCATGACCTCTCTTGTATCGCTACGCATTTCCTCGTTACGATGTTGCTCAAATATGGCGTAACGTGCCTGTTCCTCAATAAATACTGCTAACTGTTCGTCAGCGATATCATCTGCATCCAAATCAATCAAATGAAGCAATTCCCTTATATCTGCATAAGATTTGTAAGCTATAAGCGTATGACAGATACGGAAGAAAAGTATCTTTGCCTTATCCTTGATGGCTTCTTCCTTCTCTAATAAATCAGACTTCATGCCGGCACTGTCTGTAATTAGCCGATAGGAAGAAATAAACTCTGAGGCTTTCTGCTGTAAAACATCCTGTTCTTCACAATCACCATCATCAAGCAACACTTTTCTATCACCACAAACCAAATCTATAAATTGAGCTAAAGTAAGCTCATTCAATCTCTCTTTCATATTCTACTCCTTATATAGTTATCGAAATCACGATCATTATCATCCCGGCGACGCTTTTTAAATTCTCTTTCAAGTAGCTGATTAGTCTTGTCAATACGACTTTCCAACCGGGAGAAATCATTGTTAACGACAGTCGTTCGATTACCTGGAGCACCATGCATATCAAGAAAACGATGATTTGAATTTTGTATATCCCAATCTATTGAACCGAAATCATCGACATCCGGAAATACCTGGGCACCGGTTGGCAAATCAACTATCATGGGAGCGTCAGGAGTAATCCACGCCATACCCTTATACATCACAACCTCATGCTTTCCCCCATCACCGACAAGAGCCTTACCCCCGGGATGGGAACCATCTTTTGTTCCTTCTGCGTAGGATGGTATAGGAGTAGCAGCAATTGTTGCAACCTGGATGGCACCCATAGCACCAACGATAGCGGCAAGAATGAAATTAGGCAAAGCCTTAGTAATTGCCAATGCGGTAGCAATACCAGCTTGTGCAATACTTGTAGCTTTATCCCAAATAGCCTGCTTTCTGGCAAGATCCTGTTTTTTCTTCTCCAATTCACGATTCTTAGCCTCAGTCTTTTCCTTGGCAGCACGTTTCCTTATTTCCGCTTCTTCCTCGGAGAGAACGCCATATTCCACTTGTTTCTCGATACGTTCAATATCACGATCATAAGCTTCATCATTAGCGTCCTGCTCATCTTCAATCTTGGTTATCTGACCATCGTAAACAGTCGCAATGAGATCTCCAATATTTCCTATTGCCTGTTGAGCTGTCTGCAACCAATTTTGCAAGCTACGCATTCTATCTTTATGTGCCTTGTCATCAGCTTTAGCCACTTTCTCTATCGCTGAAATCTCAGCCTCAGCCTCTTTCTGAGCAAATTCCGCCTTTAACCTTTGGAGTTCCTCAGCAATCTTTTTCCTGTCCTCAGCACTGAGATTATCAGCCTGAAGTTCCAGTTCCAAAGCATCAATAGCCGCCTCATTGGTTTTCTGAACATAATCCAAAGTAAGTAGATATTCTCGTTCGGCAAATTCCTTCTGCGTTATTTGCCTTTCTGCCAACTGCTTTTTTAAAGCAAGCATATCAGTTTGATACTGCTGGTCACGAACAATCTGTTCGGCAGCCGCATTTTCTGCAATGAGTTGTACTTGATAAGCTGTATTCTCTTCAAGTATCTGTTGCTTCTTACTGGCAAACTTCTGGTCTATGGCGAAGACATCTTCACCAGTTTTTTCTGCTGCATCAATCTCAGCTTCACGCTGTAAATCCAGTTGCCGGAGCTTCAATGCAAGTTCTTCCTTTGAGCCCTTCTGAACTACTTCAAGAGAATTGGCAATGTCTTGTTTTTCACGGTTGGCATTATACTGGATGGAGAAACGCTGAATAGCATCTTGCATCTCTTTAGCCAGGTTCTCACGGGTAGCTATTTCCTCTTTACTATATCCTTTAACTGCGGCAATCTTTTTTGAATATTCAAGACCTATTTTTTTTAATTCTTTATCTAAGCCCTCATTCATCAGAGCAAGTATGGAATCCTGATAAGACTCTTGGATCTTTCTTTTTTCAGCAGCCGCCTTCTCTAATTCACGCTTTTCTTTCTCTGTCAGGACTTTGGTCGTTTCTACTTTTTCTGTATGCTCATTTACATAATCGCTTTCATAAGCATCTACATTTTCAAGGACATACCTATATTTTTCTGCATTCTTCTCCGCTTCAGTCCAGAGTCCAAATTGAAAATTACGTTGCTTATTATAAGTCGACATTGAAGTTCCTGATTGAGCACGAGTAAACATATTACTCTTTTGCATGGCTTCAGTAACTTTTCGATAAGAAAATTCAGCCTTATCTGCCACCTCAGAATATTTCTTAATCTCAGAATTAAGATACTCCTTTTTCTCCTCAACAGCCTTCTTAAAGGCTTCCTGAGAATCCATACCGCCATCCATATAGCCTTGCCATGCTTCTTTTATTTCATTGATATAACGTTCTTCAATTTTAAATTCAGAAGCTATTTCACGCTGACCTCTTAGAGCTTCCTGCATAGCTTCAGTCTCTTTATCTTCAAGGGATTTAAAATCATCAGCAATATTACGAACTCCACGCGCTAAGAAGTCAAGCACACTCTTCATCGTTCCTTTGGAATTAGAGAATGTCAACATCAAAGCCTCCCATGCAGAAGACAGAGAAGCTATTGAACCTTTGACATTATCTTCCATAGTATGGGCCATACCAGCAAGTTCTTCATCAACACCGGTTATTTGCTCTCTCAAAGGAACAAGTTTATCTGCCGATGTAAGGAAGGCATTAAAAGCTGAAACACTACGTTTATCTGTCAATTCAAGAGTAGTATTCAAATCTACTCCCCTATCACGCAATGTTTTCAATCCATCTACAAGATCCGGCAAAGTCTTCACAGGTTTACCCAATGCCAAAGCGAGTTTTCCAGAACCGTCAGCAAGATTCAATAGAATATTTCTCGTTGCAGTAGCAGACATTGAAGCATCAAAACCAGCATCAGCCAACTTTCCAAGCAAAGCAAGAGTATCTTCTATTGTGAAATTAAATGATTTCGCTACAGGTCCTACAATTGGTAAGGCGGTAGCAAGATAATTGAATGATAAAGCACTTTTTGTAGTCGCTACTGCCATAGCTGAGACATACCGTTCAGTCTCTTTTGTATCAGCATCAAACATTCTCAATGCTGCACCAGACAAAGCGGCCGCTTCACCCAATTCAGCACCAGTTGCTTGGGCAAAACGTAAAACAGACTCAGTGGCTTGTAAAACTTCCTTTCGGGTAAAACCAAGTTTAGCCAACTCTATTTGTAATTCTGTTGCCTCAGATGCCGTGTACTTTGTCATGGCTCCCAGGCGTTTTGCATCTGCTGTCAATTCCTTGATGTTGTCAGAGGTAGTTCCCAAAATCGCTGCTAAGCGGCTATTAGCAAACTCAAACTCAACAATACTGCCAACCCCTTCACGTAATTTTGTGAACAAAGTAACTATACCATTGATAACAGCTTGTCCGCCAACATACCCGGCAACAATGTTTTTCATCCCATCGTGCACCTTATTCAAACCAGGAGACAACTGAGAACTGAGTGCTTTACCTGCATTACTTGCAATAGTTCCGAAATTCTGTAGCCTGTTATTTCCTTTTTCGATTTCAAGAATTGCAAGTTTCACCTCCTCACGATATGCACCAACAGTCAATTTCTGCCGTGTTTGTGCATCAGAGTTCTTCTTGGAATAATTGGAGTTGGTATCTATCGTAGAATTTAGCCGTGCCAATATCGTAATATAGTCAGTATCCGTATCACGAAGTAACTTTACCGCTTGCCTTAATTGTTTATTGGCTGTCTCAGCCTCTATAATACTGTGCACCTCACGATTAGTAAGAGTAATGGCATCCTTAATTATACGAAGCCTTTCCTCCTCGCTTATATTGGCATTTCTTCTTGTGCTATTACCAGAGTTCTGCGCCTTTGTAGCGGCCAACTCAGCTTTTGCAACCTTTTCCAGCGCAGCGGCATTCTTTGCATTAACATCAGCAAGTTGCTTCATATCTTTGGCAGATAAATCACTTGCTGAAGCTTGCTTTTGCAAATTATCTGCAACCTCCTGAAGCACTTTCTTTTGTTTGTCAAGGGTCACATTAAATTCGGTGTTCGTTTTCTCTGCAGTCGCAACCTGAGCCGAATATAATGCAAACAACTTATCAAGCTCTTTAGGAGTCTCTATTTCCATTTTCATGCCCTTGGCAAGCTCTTTTGCCACATCGACATAAGTATTCTTTATCTTAATCAACTTGGCATCACATTGCTCAAGCTTTTCAAGTTCACCCTCTTTTATTAAACCACTTATTCCAAATTCTCCCATCACAAATAATGTCTAAATTCGACAATTTCACCATCTATCTCACTACCTGCCTTATCGAAGCCATACGTACCATCCTGTCTTCTATACACAACATAGATGCACTGTTCCAATATGGCAGCCTTTCGTGCAAGTTCGCTCACATGAGCATACTCGCACATAATCTTTTTATTATCACAACCGCAACTCATCTGTAAACGCTATTAGCTATGAATTTTTCCAGCCAGGGGCGAAGAATACGTTCAGAGAAATATTTCTTTGCAGTATCTCCAAGTTCAAAGATTTCACTACCGTACTTCTTTTCAATGTCCGGGCCTTCGTTGAAGCCAATAGTCTTTATCTCCATGACCTCACCGGATAACCGGGCCTGTATGCTATCATGGAACTTACCAGTTATGTACAAGTTGGGAACTTCAACCGGACGCGGTGGTAGGAACAGAACCTCTGACTCAATAGGTGGAGTAATATCATTCTTCCACTTCTTGTAACTCTTCGCCCGGTGGAACCAGGGACCCGGTTCATTGAAATACGGGTCATTATCATAATCCGGACGAAGCAAACGTTCTTTACCGTTCATACCACTGTAAAGTTGCTCACGTATCAGGGATTCAATAACATTACTGTTATCCTCCATGCACGCAAGGCATTCCCGTTTGATACCGGTATTAATCTTATGAATCACTTCATATACTTCATCTATACTGGCCATATCTTTTAAAAGAAAAGGGGGATGCGAAAAATCCCTCATCCCCCTCGTTTATCACTCATTTTCTTCCTTGACCTTTCCCTTCTTTATCAGATCGTATGCATCAGATAGCATTTTCTTACGATCATCCTCCGGACGGTCCTGCCAAATCACCGGCATATGCTTATTAATGAAGTCGGACTTCTTCATAGCCTTTATTGCCGGCTCAATAAAAGTCACACCTTCAATAATCATGCAGATACCCCCTCAATGTATTTGATACCATTCTCATACAATACTGAAGGAGCTTTAAGAGAGATAGTGCCTCCGCTCTCAGCAGGCACTACCGTAAGAATTCCATCTGCATAAGTAGCAGACGTAGCACCATTCAGAACTTCGGCAGCAGCTTTTGCTATTGCTCCACCGTGCAAAGGAGTAAGGTCATACCCGCCGATTTTCTCGATCAACTTATACTTGTTGGCTTCTTTGCTCACAAGTAAAACTTCTGTCAAGCCTTTAAGTCCATTCTTGATATTGATATTGAAATTGAGTTTGACGAAATCAATGTGCGTCAACAAATCCTCAATATCCGTATGACAGAAGCTGACTGTCATTGTTGATTTTGAAGAACTTGTGGAGAAAGGAGTTACAGTAGGATAAATCGTTGACATCGACATACCAGCGAGTATATCAGTGCCATCATTGTAGCCATACAAGAATTTATCGTCGTAGAAATAGACATCCCATTCCTTGGTGGCTGCCTGCAACAGTTTGGCATTAAGCGTTTCATCAAACTTAGGCAAAGTGAATGTTTCCGTTTCTGCGCTCATTCCATTGTATTGGCTTGAGCCATAACCCACAGCATTAACCTGAGGTTCACCGCCGTTTTTAGCATATTCGACAAAGGAAGGAATCGGATATACCCTACCCGGCCGGTCGGCATGGCACAACTCTTCAAGTGTTTCCTTCGTAAGTTCAGCAGGTAGCTTCTGGCCTTTCTCAACAATGATGCAGCCTTTAACCCTACCCCAATCAATCTGACACGTAGAGCCGCCAGTATTAAGCAACGAGCTCTCACAGGTTCTAATATTTCTCATTTTATCTACAATTTGGATTGTTAATAGTAATTTCCATACTTTTGATATTGATGGCGTCTATAGTCTCACTAAGGGCATCGCCCTTCTCGGTGTAGGCTCCATATCTGCCATACGAATAGTTTTCTGAATAACCATGATTCACTTTACCATACCCCCAATCGAATCTGTCATCATCCTGGAGAACTTCAATAAATCGGTCATAAATCGGACGAAGAATATTCTTGAATGACGTTTCATGACGTTTCTCATTACTCCACTCATTGTTAGAGGAACAAGCTATTATCAACGACACCTTGGCCTTTGCAAAGTAATCCATGCTATTCCTTTCCTCAGTGATCGGACAGAACAGCGCTATGAGAGGAAACTTTGAAGGTGACGTCTTATCCGATTTAGTGGCGGTATCTAGTACGTCCTTAACATACTGACCGCTTCCGAATACAAAATTTATTGGCAGGTTCTTAATAACCTTCCGGGTACCTTTACTATCAGTGTAGATAACCTCAAGTTCTTCCGGGATTTTCTTTACCACATCGGCAAATATGTCTATGATATCGGTATTTGTCATAAGTTGAAAGTATTGATCGGGGTTAATAAATTGCTGTCGATACTTACCGTGAAAGGACATTGCTTCGAAGATGCCCACTTCACAAACTCACGGTTCTTCTTTACCATGTCATTCCAGGTACTTACTTGCCGTTGAATCGGAGAAACGTAAGTATTATCACACTTTAGCAACACAAGCCCCTTGATAGTAGCCTGTGTATTCGCATCACGCAGGATATAGAAGAACACATAGTTGGCGAACGGTTCGCGTAGCAGCTTGCATAATGATTCATACTTTGATTCTTCCTCACCCGCTGCGACAATAGTTTCTTCCTCACTGTCTTCCTCGGCTTCGGCATTCTCCTGTTCCAGCAGTTCAAGATAGTCTGTAACCTCTTTGGAGAGTTTATTCCCCAACATGCTTGACAGGAAAAGAGGCTGGAATTCCTTTATGTAAGCCATTATTGTATCATTCACAGCAATGGAATCTGGTGAAGGAAGTTCTGCCAATGTCGCGTTAGCAATATGCCGCGGTCCGGCAAGGAAATATGAAACATCAATTAGCATCGTTATTCAGTTTTACGAGTAGCCGGACGCCCCCTCTTTTTCTCTTCTACGTTGATCGTTTTATCATCAGACGTTTCAAGTGTCTTAGAGTCTTCAGCCGGGAGTTCCTTCGAGTCACCTGCAGGCAACTCTTTATTATCTGCAACAGCTTCAAGTTCCGAAATACGGGCCTGCAAACCATCGCGTTCAGCAGTTAGAGAAGCAATGAGAGCATCCTTCTCTTTCATGTTCAGCTCAAAGCCTGATATTTGCGATTTCAGACTTTCATTCTCTTCGACAGATGCAGTAAGTTCAGTTAGCTTTTCATCCATCGCTTTACGGGCGTCTTCCTTAGTGATGAGCCCACATTTGGAGATAGGGGTGAGTGAAATCACCCCCCTACCCATGCGAACGCGTTGCTCTTTAATCACATTGGTAACATCCTTTTCGTTTCCATCAAGAATGTATTTCATATTTTACGCTTTTGCTTTAGTGATCGCAGTTTTCAAAGAGGCAAGATTACCATAAGCATAAGCCCAAGGCATGTAAACCGGGAAGATTACTTCTTCTTGCGCAATCAAAACAACTTCGTTACACAACTTGGTGTCAACATCTTCGGCCCATTCAAGAGTCAATGAAGAATAATCAACCAAGTTTGAAGCCTGATTAAAGTCTCCAAGTAAATATTTTCCAGGCATGATACCCTGATATTCAATGACAGGACGTCCAGCAATGTATTTCATACCGTTTCGCATTGAAACAATACCCAAGTTTCGCCCAGTAGTGTCTTTTTCAGATTCGATAGCATTGACTGTGATCGGATTCAAAACTATGGCGTTCGGATAATACTGTGCGTATGTCATTACAGCGAAAGCCGTTTTCACTACATCCTCAGAGTTCGGCTCTTCGATGTTTTTGAACGCAGCATTATTAACAGTAAATGTCATTTCTGCAAGAGCAGTCTCTGCACCTTTGTATGCGACGCCCTCAATGAGAATTTGACGGTCGTTTATCTTTACGAGAGGGTGTGCAGTACTAAGATCGGTATTCACTGCCGCATTGGCAAACGTGATTGTCATACCGTCAATAATCAGGTCTTGAGGATTGGCAAACTCTATAATGGTGTCTTTGTTGTCATTTTGCCCTGCGACAGCCTTAACCGAACCGGCGCCCCCAGTTACAATCGCACTACTGATGATGGCCTCAACAGAAGTAGCCCCAGTATGATTCACGATACCGAGCAGATTCTCACCATTGCCGTCACCGAACAGGATGTTCCAGTCCTCAGCCATCCATACAGCTTCAGGAAGCATATTCAGGATATAAGAGCGGATATAGACACGGCTCTTGAGCATACGTCTGGAAATTCGGATATGTGTACCCAAACGTTTAGTGCCAGTCTGTTGCTCCTTAACCTTAATGCTCGATTCAGGCAATCTACCATTCTCGGTAACATACCTGGCGTTACGGTCAAAATCATACACTTGGGCATAAGCCAACTGAGGGAATGCCGGATCACCCTGTATAGTAGTAAGCACGTCACGCATATGTAACGGTTTATTTGAAACCTGGCTAACTACACGCTTTTGCTGTTGGGTAATCAACAATTCACCGGTATAATTGTCAGTCATAGACACAACATCTTTCAAGGAAAAACCATCAAAAGAACCGGATTTGCGCGTCTTGCCGGAAACAAAATCAGCAAATTTTTCAGAGTCTAACATCTCATTCAATTTTTCATCGAATTTGTTGATAGTCTCCATTGATAAGCCTTTCTGTTTCATCTTCTCGATGCTTTCACCCAGATTCTTGACCTGCTCAACAAGTGTTTCATTATCCTTGATAAGCTGGGTAAACTTTTCACCATCATAAGCTTTCAACAGATTGTTGACTTCGGCGAACTTTTCAGTCACCTCACTGGGGGAAAGCATACCCTCAAGAGATTTGTTCATGACATCACACATCATACCAGCGATGTTTTCCATGAACGACTTCTGCTCAGTTGGCAGATGGTCGGTTTTCAGATTAAAATCTGATACTGTAAATTTCTTTAAAGACATAATTTTTTTCAATTTATTGTTCGACAAAGCAATTATTCAGAGTATGGAAGAAAGTGCTGGTATCAGCGGCTTTCCCTGTATCAACAGTTACTTCATTGGCTCCTGCTGACGGGGTCTGAGTGTCATTCAACGGCTCATTGCCACCTTTAGGTGAAGTATCTGTTGACTCATCTTTGATAACTGCATTACTTTTATAGACTCTTGCCCAACAATGAGGGCAACGTACATAATTCGAAATATTATCCATAGACTTAACATCCAGCATTTTCTGTGTGTCAAGAATGGCAATAACCTGTTCCCGGATTTGCGGGGTGAGCTTATTCATTTCCTCACGGACAATATCCTCTGTAATCCACCGGTGATATTGCGCAGCAAGCTCTAACACTTGCTGAGAATAAGTTACTTCTGGAACATCATCATAGTTAAACTCATAGCCACAATGTGGACAAGTTACTATAGGAGCACCACTAAGCGCTTTTAGCATTAAATTCAGTTGCATATCATAAGCATTTAAACGTTCGTCAGAATACCTGAAATGGAAGGACTTCCGGATAAACTCTATAGCATCTTTTACCTGCTCATTCGTGGCAGACTTAATATCAACCAGAAACGTTTGAGGATTACTCCCCCATGCGGTCAAAGTCGAATATTCTCCCATGAACCATTCTTTTACTTTTCTTCGATCTGTCTCATCACGCTTTATCGCTTTGACACCGATAGAATGTTCAAGAGTTCTACCATTCTCAGCATACAGTTTGTAATCTTCCAAAGTGTCGCGCCCCATCTGTTTTTTGAGATTAATCTGCCCGACCATCACAAGATTATTTTCCTTTTCTTCACCAGAAAGAGGAACACCTAAGAGTTGGTCAGTTCTATGGTTTAAGAACCAACGCATACGATTAAAATTCTCTTTCAACGTTTTGTTGAAAGAACCAGGCATTGAAATATCATCCTGTGAATCCTTAACACCAATGCCATTAACAGCTACTGTAACAACACCTTTTTCATCAACATCATTTGCCTTCGTTTTGCACAGAAGGTTTTTGTAATTCTCCATCTACACTTTTTGTTGTTAAGTTCAACATCGTTTTAACTTTCTCTATTTCGTCAGGTGACATCTCGTATATGAGTTTGCTATACAGCGGGATTTCAACCTTACTTTCTCCTATTTGTGCTCTCCAGTCATTCAAACAGATAATACCGGAAAGGAATTCTTCACGACACCTCTTAGAGATACTTGTGTTAACCGTTTCTGCCTCTTTCTTTCCTTCTTGCAGACAATCGACATGACTGAAATCACAGTCGATATAAAGCCCATCGGATTCAAGCCCCAAGAATTCAGTGATATCTTTGCAGAACTGGCTACACATAGGTATGATTATAGAGCTATACACGTTCTTCTCAACTGTTTTCTGATTATTAAATGTGGAGCGATCTTTACGAGGTACAAGCTCGGCCGGTACACCGAAAGCACCGGCAATACTAATTGCATCAGCTAATGTCTCTTCAAAGGGTTGCAACTCTTGAATAGACAAATTGGTACGAAGAAAATCCAAAGGGATATTTGAAATGCCCAAAGGAAACTGCCCCTTTCCCACTCCATAGGTTTTGTTATGCTCTTTCAAAATCTCTTTTTTCTCATCAGGAGTCATTGCAATTGTACCTGTCTCATCCTTTTTGGCAGAAATCAGCCACCCCAAACCTCCACGTTTAACATATATCACGTTTCTGGCATCATAAACTGCAATAAGGTTACTTATAGGCTTTAGCTGAGACTTTAGCCTACTGGTTCCACGCAAGAAACTCACTCCCGGGTATAAATTAGGAATGCCCTCACGATCATGTAATATCTGCTTAGATGGAATATGAATACCAGCACTGAAGCCAAAACTCAAATTATAGTAATCTACTATTTCTTCAATTTCAGCAATGCCAAACAATGGAATACTATTACGTACAGGAACAATCTCAACTTTATCAGCAGGCAACACCCAGTAGTTGGAGCACCATTTCCATAGACTTTTACTATTCAGGAAAGTTTCAGAAACAGCTGCTCTGAGAAAGCTATCACCAACACACAATTTGTATACATGATGAGAGTAGACAGTTTCCTTCCAGCTAAACAAACAATTAGGTTTATTCAGGATTTGGTTTACCTTTTGATTATCCCAAACAATACTATCGTCTTTCGCTTTCTTCAGCTGAAACGTGGCACCTGCAACTCTGGAGGCGATATAGTCAATAGGAAAAAATACCTCCGGAACGGTATTGAACAGCTCAAGGAAATTGCGACTACAAACGAAAGGATTAGCAAATAATTCCTCTGCTACAAAATCCGAAGAATCTGTTGTATCTTGTGGCTGGATTTCTTTTTCTTTGTCAGCCGTATTTTTCAAATCATCATCTGATTTCTTTTTAAAAGGGTTCCAACTCATCTGATTATCTTTTGAAGCAAATATAAACAGAAGAGTATACAGCTTTTCTGAATCAAAACATCTTGACACATACAATTAAGAGCATAATAGTATATATATCACTAACTATCAACCCGTTACATAGGGTATTTTTAAGAGAGGTATTTTATTATGTAGTACGCCAAACCACTCAAAGCAATGTTTGCTTCTTTGTTTTCACTATCAATATTATAGTCTAACAGGCTATTCAGAAAACGACAATAGTCTTCAGATTCCTCAAGCTTGCTTTCGGATAGCAGGAAGTATTCTCTAATATAATCGGAGGTAGCAGCAATACGCTTATCCACATCCGGGAATTCTTTAGCAACCCTCACATCAGGAAGCGTTTCACGAAGCTCTCTGACCATTGGGAAGTAAGCATTTGAACATTCCACGATGTAAGGATTTGCTTCATGCTCCTTTATTGAAGATTTAATTTCCTCCATCGAGGCAGTTTGCCGGTAGGCAATATCTACCAAATGCCATTTCTCACCACACCTGAACGCCTGAACAAGTAAGAAACGCCCGTTCACATTTGGCACAACGTAGACAATCTTATTACTATATTCATGTTCAGTGCCTGGGTTGAAGTACGAGAAAGCACCCTTGTTGCCGTAGAGATTTCTCTTTCGCCGGTTGCTGAAAGCGATGTAGTCTTCATGACATAAGTCTGTCACTACATAACGAAACGTATCTGAAAGGTGCCCGTGCTCTTCGTATGTCTGCATTGTAGTCTTATTCTTGACCTTAGTTTTGAGGATGGCACCGTTAGCGTCTTTCTGCACGCTCATGTAATCTTCAATAGAAACGGTACAGCTCTCATCAATACCTATCTCGATGCCCGGCACTATTTCGTCAAAGATAGCATTGATAAACTCACCAGTCATCGCTACACTTGGATTCTTGTTACCTACCTTATCTTCAATCTCAAAACCTTCTTTCTGCAAAGTGTCTATGAACAAGTCCATCCAGGAACGTTTCTCATCATCAATGCTGTTGGCCGCTTTCGTCGAAGCGTCTCCATGCAAGTAGACCTTATCACAGTAACCAATATCTTTCAAATACTTGCCTACAAGTTTGGAAGACTTCTTCACGGTATTGTTGGGGCTCTCGGCACAAGTCTCATGGAACTGCCATATCTTAATGCCAGTGGATAGGTCCACCTGCCAATACGATACGCTGATGTACGGAAGTACATTATTATCGACTGATATATGGATGGGGAGGTCTGGTATATATGGATGCTCGCCGGAATGCCTACCTCTATGAAATGAACCAAAGAACTCGCTACCGGTACGAATGACACCCCACTCACCCAGAGCATATACATTGTAATAATCCGGATCATTCAAACGGTCTTTCTCAAAATCTGCAATACATTGTTCATCATAATATCCATAAGTTCCGTCCGGGCTGCCAACAACCCAGAAGTTATTCAGGTAGGTGGATTGGATAACAACCATGTCCGGTGCATGTTCTTCTATTTGCCTGGTCCTTGGATTCAAAATCGACTTCGTCGAGTTCATCCGGATGGATTTTACTTTTGTCAATTCCTCCGACAATGCTTTCCCAGCAATTTCCACAGTCATAGAGACATCATGCCACTTCTCTGTGTCAAACAGCTTCTTCTTTATCCAACACGTTTCACTAACAGGGTTGAAAGTACAGATAATTTGCTGGCCGACTTTTCCACGTAGGCGCTTACGTATCTGCTTTAAATCCGGTTCATCAAATTCGGATAATTCCTCAAGGTGTACACGTTTATAGTTGGATATACCCTTTATCTTCTCTGGATCATCAAGACCGGAGAAGTCAATCTTTGCACTATTGTACAAACACTTAATTGTGTTCTGCTGGAATTTGAAGAGATGGTCTATTCCCAACCCTTTAGCCGCTACTTTATAGTCCTCATAGATGGTTTTCTGTATAGAAGCTCCAACCTTACGCATAACTAAAGTGTTCTCACCGTCCTGTAAAGTCTGTATAAGTATTGTCTGAGCAACACTATAAGACTTTCCAGATGAAGAGCCACCATACAAGATAATGAAACGAATAGCTATATCTTGCAGGTACTTCAACAGATAAAAGCCGTTAGGATTGAGTTTTTTATAATTTACGATCATTCTATATTGTTCTATAAGTCGGACTCCACAGCTGAGAAAACACCCAAAATCGTCTATTTTATTGTCCTATAATTCTGATACGCTATCATTATCGAACCCAATACGGAGCTCACCGGATTTTCCTCCACTATTGGTAAGATCTATTTTAGTAGGTGCGTCCCATCCATTCCAGGCACCAAGTAACCGGGCCGCCTCAGTTTTACCATGATATTCATAAGTAACCTCTCCCCGTTTGTTCTGTATCTTCTTCAATGCATTACGAGCACGCTTTGAAAGCTGGGATGGACTTCTCAGCTTAGCCTTTCCAGTCTTCGGGTCTATATAATGCAAATCATCAGGGTCTGCGAGAACAATATCCATTAACACCTTCTCGACCGTTTTACGCTCAACCTCAGACTCTTTCGCCCTCTTATCCCTTATTTCATTTATCCTTGCACTAACCTTGCTATTTTTAAGGAGTCTGCTTGCAGCACTCCAAATCGTTTCAGGTTTCATGTTCAAAGTATCATAAGCCATACGATACGCCTCACTTGCATTGCCGTCTGTGTCAACGTAATAATGACAGAACTTCTCTTGTTTCAATGTTAATGCTTTCTCTTCACTCATAGCTACACATATTATAAATTCCTACAGAGAGAGAACTAATCAAAGCTACTCAACCTGTAGGAATAATTATGAAAGGCTTTTCATTTACAGAACTTTTCTATTTCTCCGCCTCCGCATTTTTTTGAGGATCTTCCTTTCTCCGCCTGGCGAATATCTTTTCTATGCCTCTCTCAACTGACATATAGGACAAAGGTACTAAATAGATACCCTGATTCACCTGTTGCTCCAAATTGTCAAATTCACGTTTTTCCCCAACAAGCTCTATATCAATGTTTTTGTAGTATTTTACAAGATTGGCAAAATGCAGTACCGCAACCGGTTCTACATTCGCTACGTTAATCAAAGGCTTATTGCAGCCAACGGCATAGATAAGCCCTTCGATCACATCATCTATGTAAGTAAAGCAACGGATGTTCTGACCGTAATTGTACAGCTCCACTTTATCCCGATTCAACAGGTACCAGAGAAGAGTTCTATTACGAGGGTTCGGACCATACACATTATGAAGCCGAACACCTGTTGCATTCTTACAGTAGATGGATGCATATTGCTCATCGAAATGCTTGCTTATCCCGTACATCGAAGTGGTGTTACACGGATTAGCTGTCGAAGAGCTTGTATATACAAGTTTCACATGATATCGCTCACACTCATCAGCGACTATCATAAACGTATCAATGTTATCTTTCCGGATCTGCGCTAAATCATCATTGAATACGCTGGTTTGCGCTGCCAGGTGGAAGACACACACCACATCCCCATCTTTCAAGTACTCGCCGATGGCTGATGCTTCTTGCCCGGTCGACCGGTCAATCTCGATTACTTCAACAGCACGTTTTCTCAATTCTTGGCAGAGCGCTTTGCCTATAAAGCCTGCACTGCCGGTTACAATTATCTTCATCATCACAAAAAATAAAGGATATATCAACTCTCGTACATCCAAATTCAACATATTATTGGTAAAAAACTCAAAAAAGTATTAACTTCAAAATAGAATACACTACATTTGTAACTGTATAAAGTATAAAATCAAATAATATGAAAAGATCGCAGATAGACATAATAAAATGCGCATTAATTGCAACAGTCATTTTTACTCTAATACTAATATCAGTATATGTATATAGATTTCATCACGGACTATCACATAATCACAATGATTTTGCTGATTTCGGTAGTTATTTAGGCTCAATTACAGGATTACTTGCTTTTATTGGAGTACTCTATACAATAAAAGACTCACAAATAAATAGACAAATTGACAATGAAAGATCAACATTTTATAACTTGTTAAGACTATATCAACATCAAGTCGACATCAACAAATATACTGATCACCAAGTTGAGAAAACAGGAATTGAAGCATTCAAAGCATACGCACATGAAGCGCGTTCATTATTCCATGCTTATGTAATATATCATTTTATAAAAGATGGAGAAGAATTCCCATCAGAATTAACACAAATCGGTAAGTTAGACGAGCAAGTATTTCAGGAGATATACACTAAATTCGGAGTCCATTCAACTACAGAATTAAATGCATTATTGAGAAATAGAGATCCCCAATATTATTATGATACTATATACGAAATAAAGGATATAATAATGACAAGTAAACTTCATGATATGTATCGTATAATTACGGCTTCAATATGTAACAGGATATGTACAGAAAAAAGATACCAACAGCTCTATACGTTCATAAGAAATATCGGAGATTATTTATATGGGCAATATGGGCAGTATTTAGGACAATACCACAGAAACATATATTATCTGTTGGACTCAATACAAAACTTTAAATACCCCAATGACTATTCTAAAATATTTAGAGCGCAATTATCCTCAGATGAGTTAACAGTTATACTATTCAATTCAATGAGTTCACAATCAACTCTCAAAACAATTTCTTTATTAAAAAAATTCGATATTTTTAATAACATCATTGCCCTTGATCTTCCTATATCTGGATATGATACAGAAAAAGATATTGTAATGCAGACTATTAGCTCTCTTTTTCATGAATTTATAACTGATTCTACTAACAAATGATTATACCTAACAAAACAATCTACTATCTATTAATCACGTTCTATTCACTTTCCATAATCACATGTTCACACTTGTTGCACCTATGCAAATAAGTTGAGTATCCTACTTTTAATCATCATTGTTTATAAAATAGAAGTCGTAAATCCCTATTTAGCTTTTCAAATTCTGAATGTGCTAATTTCTTTACGTCGAAAAGAATAGGGATTATTAAACTAATTTAATTCTGGGGGGGTATCCCCAGAATTAATTTTGTCTTCATAAATATTTCTTTCTTAAATTATTCAATTATACTTATTTTTGTTGTGCTTGATACAGTTATCTCATTATTATCAAGATGAAGAACTATTCCTCTCTCGCTATAGGTTACATGTCTCAATATTCCTATGTAGAAACGACCATTTATATAATCCACACAATGATAATAACCATCATCAGTCAATGACACCTTTTTACCTATGTAGTGGCCAAAGAAGGCATCATAAATTGTTTTGCTTTCATTCATTTCTTTATTAATTTGAATTTTCTTTTTCATGTTTTTTGTTCCAAACTTTTTTTGTTGCTACTTGTTTAATTAAAAAATAGATTATATGAAAACCAAATTACTACTTACGTTATTCTGCATATCATTATGCCTTAACATTACTTCATGTATGTCGGTGAGGGTTCACCCACATAAGGATAAAACAATTCCTCCAGGACAAATAAAGAAAGTGACAGGCAGTAAGTCTGCGAGATATTATGCTCCGGGGCACAATAAGTAGAATCGTTATTGTTAGGTTATTAGTTATACTGCTCTTTCTTTTTCATTCCACGGGTTAAAGTCTTCCTCTATGGGGATTTCTTCTTCGTGATAATGCTTCATATTTTTATTGTTTTACTTTAAATACTTATCTATATAATACTCACGAGGTTTGCATTTTACAATATGATAATCTATCTGATATGTATTACATGTTAAAGAGTTATTGAAAGCAATTTCCTTCTTTTTAATACACTTATGCTTTTTCCGGACGCCATACATTACATAGGGAATATTCCAATCCGGATGAACTCTCCGGTATTCAAGTTCATTCTCACGATCAATAAGATCCTGCTCAAAATCCTGTTTCATTAGCCACTCTTCAAACCAAGCTGCACGGGCTTCTTCTTTGTCATAGTAATCTTTACCGTTGAGATTTACTGCTATGCTCATTGTATCTTATTTTTTTATTCTTAGCTCTATCGCTATTTATCTTAGACATACACATACGACACCGGGAACACTTACAGTAATACGTTTTACCTCCATGATGAATTACTCGATCATAGAACCTGTACAAGTAGAAATAGTGCCCACACAGAGTACATTTCTTCATCTCCCTACCATTTGCATCAAACTTACGATTCTGAGGCTTACGACGGATGAGAGTGCATTTCTTGCACTCTTCATCGTTTCCTCGATACCTGCGGCAATGCGAAAGGGATTTTATTCCACATTTCGCAAATACCTTGCAGTCCTTACGGGGTACAGACTGAAAAACATTCATAGATCAACCTCCTATGATTTCTTTCGCCCGGTCTATTTGCCAGCGTTTGAGGTAAGACTGCCAACAGCCGTTAAAGCGTGACCATCGAAAACCGTTGTGTTTTAGTTGAGTTCGGACATCCTCATCAGGCTTTCCAGGAAAGAATAATTGCAGTCGATTTTCTTGATAGTTTTCAACAATGCGAACATCGCCAATCTTATACTCTTTGTCCTCGGTAACTTTCATCCGCTTGGCTTTCTCCAACTGTTCTTTAACTCTGCGGATATTAGCTCCATTGTTGGTAATAGAATAGCTTGGAAAGCCAATATTTCCAATGTAATTAGGAGTAAAGACCTCCCTAATACCATTTTCAGAATACCCCAATTCAATTAGTTTATCATGCTTTTCAATTTCAGACAACTTCTTTGACCGGATGATCTTATTGGTTTCTTTCATCATTTCCTGCTTTTTTTCCAGATCTGCTAATTTTGCCTCCAATCGTTCTACAGCATCATCATCACCAAGATAAATCGCATCATTGTTTTCTGCCGCTGCGGCCTTTTGCTCAAAGTACTCAGCTTTCTCACTAAGTTTAACTGATTTCCCCAAAGTGTTCCAGGAGCGATCCAATAAACTGCGATGTGCTCTTTCTGAATGATGCCCTACAAGTATGGGCTGCCCCAAAGGAATGTGTTCTACCATGCTGCGACTTAGCTTAGAAGCCTCGTTTGACTGTTTGTTAGCTTTTTCTGCAAGTTCTCTGTACCTGTTGGCTCTCGCCTCTTGTCTTTCTTTTCTGTTCATAATTCTTTGGTTTATTGGTTTGACTTATATAAAAAGCCCACAGCTATTACACTGTGGACTCGCAACTATTTCTTTGACGGAAAATCATCAAATAATCCAGGCTCCCGGGGAGTTAAAGCATTAAATTCTTGTTGGAAAAACTCTGCCTTTGTCCGGCCTTGCTTCTTCCCTACTCTTGTATGTACATCGTAGGTATAAACAGGAATAGGAATTGGATACCGCCTCACGTCTTCAATCCACTTTTCAATATCAACTTCTCTCCTATCGTAAATGAAGTTTTGCAGATGATCTGCATCCCGGCACTTTCTACACTCACAGAGGATAATCACAGCTTTACTGACAAAGATGCGTCCTTTCGGCTGAGGAGTCTTTTTATTGACGAGCTCATGCCCTTGCCATAAAGCCTCAATCTCTTTGGTTATGATACCGAAGCAATCCTCAGCACTGATGGTGAATAATCTCTTCCAAACATAATCCCTATATCCACTCGCCCACAGCTCCAAGGCAAAAAAGCCGGCAACACCGGTATCAGCTCGCCTGATGGCTTTTTGCATGGCAGAACTCACCTCATAGAAATCATATCCTCCAACTGTTCTAATAATCATAATTTCAATTTAATTATTTGACTTTTAGTTTATTACATCAGTAAAATTAATCATAATTGACGGAAATAGCAATCAGAATGAACGCCATTTAAACGCCTTTTTTACAGACTGTTAGAATTTAAATTTGCAGGAAATATTATACTCTACAAGCTGCTTTGTCTTATCCTTCCCGTTATTGGTAGCACTCTTCAACAAGATACTATCACCAAAATTCTTTTTGATGAAAAGGATGGATCTACGCTCTTCTTCCTGATTGCGAATGGAAGCCAAACCACCGGCATTGACAAATGTGTTCTTCTGCTCAAAATTATAGCGCAGGTCCGTCAATATCCGGCGCTCCTTATACTTCATATAGCAGCTTATCCAAAAGTCTTCCTTAAGCCTTATTTCCTCATTCCACCATGTATTTTTGTTGTAGATAACACCATAGGAACAACCGGTTATCATTTTTGAGAGAGAAAGGAATCCAGTCTCATCATACATCACAGGAGATATACGGGAAGTAAAACCAAACAGATGCACATCCATTAGCTTGGCTATATCATGTAAAGACAATATGATATGAGTTATTAAGTCCCTATCCTTCACACGGCAAGGCTCACCCTTTTCAGCATATATTGCCTTACAAGCATGTACATCATCATCAAGCATAAATAACTCTCTGAAATGCTTTGCCATCCAATTACGTTTGGGAATAAGACCTACCACATCATCAGGATGAGTTACTATTTCACAGTCCGGATTAAACTGCCGGTACAAATCTGCCTGGCTCTCTGCAACACAGATTATTGGATCATTCACCAGTTTTTTAGCGAACACCCGGTCATGGCGCTTATGACTTGGTATTACTATCTTGCAGGACATGGCGAACGTCTTTAATATCAATAACATTACTTTTACTCACTTTCCCGGTCTTATACGATTTCATGCGCTGTATGTTAAACCTTTCACGCAGCCAATTACTATCGACCTCATTACTTGATATAATAATGAAGAGCTCATGTTTTTCATCGTACTTGGGGATAAGAGGATAAACAGCGGTATCATCTGTAATGGCTTCAAAGCGTTCCTTGAATTCATCCTCAGTCTTTTCCGGCGCAAACTCCATACCCCAGTCCTGTAACTCTGCCCTATCCCACTCATTTTGCAGGATATCCAAATCATTCTCACCGAAATTGATATTGTCTTTGGCGGAATATTCGCGTAATTTACTGACTGGAGTAATCGGTTCCAAGACTTTACAAGGCAGCTCGGTATAGCCAAGTTCCTTGCAGGCCCGGAGCCGTAAATTACCACAAACAACAATGTACCTGCCATCCGAATACGGAAAGACAATCAACTCACGTAATTCAAGCATTTCCGGACAATCAGAAATACTTTTCTTCATCGCTTCATAGCGATAATCCCGGAAAAACCGCGGGTTCTTTGGAAGCCCGGCAAGTTGCCCCTTGTTAAAGTCCAGGAGGGCAATAGAAATAATCTCTGTCATAACTAACTATTTTTTCAACAACACAAAATCAACATCACCATAGTCAGTATAACAACCTTAATCCTCTCGCTTGGCGTTAAAATTTATCTTGTCCTTTATAAGCTGTTCTATGTCTTTACAACCTATTTTTTGAAGATATGTCAACGAAGCGATTATGACATCGGCAGCTTCTTCCTCTTGTTCTGAGTATTTAGGAATATGCATACTACGATACTCAGAGGCATTACACAACTCACGCCACTCAGCAGATATAGCGACAATAATCGCTTTTGCTGAACTATGTTTGCCGATTTTCCCTCTTTTGATCGCAGTTCTCAAACATTTAACTGCAAGCTTGTTTAAGGTTATCATAGCTATACTTTTTATATTACTTCACCTGAGTGTACATTAACAATGCACGCTCACAACCATACTTTTCACAAATTTCTTCCCTAAAGACCTCTATGTCATTAGTCGGCTCATTCATATTCTTTATGACTGTCTTCTTATCAGAAGAGTCAAACAATTCAGCCCGATTCACAATGTATTTCATAATTCATTATCATTTTCTTTTTTATATTTCATCTCAAACACTTTCTTTACTGCATCGCAGATAATGGCCACAATAGGTATCGCACAGATAAGTGCACAGCTAATCCCTCCCCAATCCATCTTCATATTTTATTTATTAATAAGTTAAATTTCCATCTTTATTAATAGTAATCACCCCGCTCGTTACCCCAACAAAATAATACTCTGCCTTTGAGATGATACCTTTATTTTTCTCCAACATGTGTTCAGCTTCTATTTTATCAAAAGCGGTTACCAAGCAAAGTGTATTATCAATACAGAGTCTAAAAATAAATGTTCCCATATTGATTCCTTCTTTATTTGTTATTCATTAATCGTTTACTCTCTTACCACTATCTCTATACACCTGCTCACCATCATCACTCAGACAAATGTGTTCACATGGTTCTGATTCCATATAATCATCATAGAATTCATTGCATTCTTTACAATAAATATAAGAAGAGGTTTCCTGAGCTTCTTCAAATGGATTATTCTTTGGTTTTGGAAGGAATACTGCATTTACAAACTTGCCTTTTATGGTAGTGTCTGGTGATATCCAAACTTCTATAGGCTCAGTAAAATCGCATGCTTCAATGCCTTCTTCTAAACTTCCACCGCTTCCACTTTCATAATATCGAATATCATTCGTATCACCACCGTTTGCAAAGAAATCCCAATAGACTTTTCTCCAATACGGTTCATCGGCTTCAGGTACATAAAAGGCTGTTATTACCGAGTGTGGGATATTCTCTCTATATTCCACATAAAGTAGTTTGTGCTCTACATCTACCCATCCATCCCTCCAATTGTATGTTGGCACGACAACTGTCATATTTACCTCCTTTCTATTCTTATTATACTCCAATTATCTTATCATTGATACGAAATATGCTATCACTCACAAAATCGTATATCTTATACATAAGTTCCGGTTCTTCTTTTTTCGGAGAATAAACCATCACCTTTTTACCTGCACCTTTCATCCAGCCAGCTTCTGTGTTAGCAGACCGACCACAAGGAAGAACCATAACGCAGACATCAGCCCACTGCATACCGTTGAAATCTGAATCAAAACCTTTCTGTGCAATTGGGTGATTAAGTGCTTCTCGATATTGCTCTGTTGTCCAGTTCTGCCAATCAGGGTCTATATCAGACCATTGGAAACCACCATTCCCATGTGGGGGATTCTTAAAATCATAGACCTCATGTCCTAAATCACGGAGAATATATACAACATCTTGTTGAAATACATTTCTCCAACTACTTGCTACATAAATTTTTGCCATAAACTTTTATATTTTATTATTTATAACTACTTTTGTCATACTAGTAATATTGCTAGGAACAATTAAAATTTGATAAAATGAAATTAAAAACTTCATTCAAAAAGTAGATTGTTCGCTTTGAAAACGTGGGCGAGCAATCTAGTACAGAATTTTCTCTGGAATTAGAGTTAGGCATAAAGTCTATAATTAATGCTATATAGGCATGGATTAAAAAGATTGTAAGCTAACGTTTTACC